GGCAATCGGCGCGAGTGCTGATTACGGTATTTCTTGTGGCTTCCATAAGGACGCTTTCGCATTTGCAACAGCCGATTTGATTATGCCGGACGGTGTCGATTTCGCCGCTCGCGAAGTCATGGACGGCATTTCGATGCGGGCAGTTCGTCAGTATACGATTGCTGATGATAAATTCCCGACTCGTCTTGACATTCTGTACGGCTACAAAACGATTCGCCCACAGTTGGCTTGTCGTTACGGTTTTAACTAGGCCACACGCTGCGGGGAGGGCTTCGGCTCTCCCCAATGCTTTTAGGATAAATTATGTCTAACTACGAAAAAAGAGTGTACAAAGTAATTGACGGAAAACTCACCAAAGCTTGGGACGGCCCAAAGGATGGCTGGTTCTCGGTAAAAGCGGACGCATTCGCTGACGGCGGGCCTGACGTAGCAAAGGAAGCTGCTGAAGAGATCAAAGAATACAAGCCAGCCGGAACGCTATCTTTGAAGAACAAACGCACCAAGAAAGGTTAAATCATGGCAATCACAACCTACGCAGAATTAAAGACGGCATTAGAGACGTATACAGGACGTGCTGACAGTGGGTTTGTGGCGCTTGTCCCTGACTTTATTTCTCAAGCGGAGAACTTTATCAATCGAAAGATCAATTGGAACCCAGGCATTACGGAAGTGTCTGTTTCTTTGTCTCAAGGGTCCGATACGGCGGCATTGCCAGCGGGTTTTCTTGAGATTATCGATATGAAGTATCCTTCGAACGATTTTTTAATGGAACAACTCCCATTGTCGAAGCTCTTAGGGCTGCACGATGACAATGAGATCCGTCCTTATTATTACGCGGTAGCTGATACGTTCCGTTTTGAAGGCCCCTCAGACGCAACCTATGCATTAGACTGTAATTACTACAAGAAGTGGGATATAGCCACTGACGGGACGAACGCGCTCCTCACACAGTATGAAGACCTGTATTTAGATATGAGCCTTTGGCGCGCTTATAAATGGATGCGCAGCCCGGAAGAGGCAGCGACTAACTTCTCCACGGCTTCCGCCATCCTAGCAGACGTAAATCACACATACGGGCGCAACAAGAAGAACGCAGTTTCCACTGTTGATTCTGCCTTGCTGACGAACAACAAGAACGCGTTTAACATTTTCAACGGGTATTGATATGATTCCCTTCGCACAATACACGCCTGACCAGCCTGACTATGAAAACCAAGGCTCGGCATATATAAACAACGTGTTGCCCCGCACAGAAGCGAGCTATGCGCCCTTATCCGGCTTATCGTCTATATCTGGTGTTGTCGGGACGGGTGTTGTTCGTGGCGCTGGTTCGCTTCGAGATAACGACGGCGTTGTTTATAACTTCGCATCCGACGAAAAAGATTTCTTTCTTTTAAACACCGGAACGTGGAATAATGTTTCCGCGTCTGCTGGTGCTTACACGGTCAGTTCAGATTACCCTGTTGAATTCGTTGGATTTGGCGAGCGTTGCATAGCCATTCTAGGCTTGAGCGACGATATGCAGACGTATTTGATGGGTACAGATAGCACGTTTTCACAGTTGAATAGTGATGCACCACGAGCAAGGGTTGGCTCTGTCATTGGCGATTTTGTCATGGTGGGAAATACTTTTGACAGTACAGACGGTGGCGTTCCTAACCGTGTGTGGTGGTCTGCATTCAATGACCCGACAGATTGGCCGAGCATTGGATCGTCCGACGCGGCTTCGAAGCAATCAGACTATAATGACATTGCGACAGGCAACACAGTCCAAGCCATTGTTGGTGCAATCGGCGGTACTGACGGCGCAGTTTTCTTAGAGAAAGCTATATACCGCATAGTATACGAAGGCCCGCCAACAATTTTCGGCTTTTATGAAATTGAGCGTGACAGGGGTGCGCACGCTAGGAACTCAGTTGTTAACGTGGGGACAGTAGCATTTTATCTGGACGAGTCAGGTTTCTTTGCGTTCGATGGCACAAAGTCAACGCCAATCGGTGATAGGCGCGTTGATAAGACATTCTTTGCTAACCTTAACCAGACATATATCGACAGAGTCTACGGGTCTGCTGACTCAATCAACAAGATTGTATTTTGGGCTTATCCGTCTGTGAACTCAACGTCGGGCGAGCCTGACACGCTTATTATGTATAATTGGGCTATCGATAGGTGGTCAACGGCAGACGTATCCATGCAATACCTGACAACAGGGTTGACGCCTGGCTACACGCTCGAACAGCTGGACGGCATTAATAGCAATCTAGACTTGCTCCCATTGTCTCTGGACTCTCGATCATGGACCGGCGGCGAACGTTTACTATCAGCATTTGACACAGACGGTGACCTTGCACGATTTAGCGGAGACATTCTAGAAGCACAGCTTGAAACAACTGAGGCATCCGGCGCAGAAGGTACACGCATTCATATTAGCGGCATTAGGCCTTACGTTGACGGCGGAACAGTAACAACGCAGATCCGCTCACGCGACACACCGGGCGGCACGCCAACAGACAGTGCATATGAGGCTGTCGGCACTGATGGAATGTCTCATTTCAACATTAGCACGAGGTACGGGCGCGCGCGCATTAAGATTGCAGCGGGCGGCACATGGACCCACGCGCAGGGCGTTGATGCTAAGACCAGACCGGACGGGGATTTGTAAATGGGCGCGCCTATTGGATACCCGACAGCTCCGCGATACCTGCCTGACAGCGACCAGCATAGACGGTTGCTTGGGGAACAGGCGCAGCGTCAAAATCAAGGCAAGACGAACAACGTCATTATCGTGACGCTCAGATCAAATGAGGCGACAACGACAATCACAGACGTTCGACTAAGCCCCGCGTCGTTCCTTGGCTTTATGCCTGAGACAGCGAACGCAGCGACGGCATTGGCAACGACATACGTTGCAGACACGAATAGACTATCCGGGTCGGTTGTTATCAACCACGCGAACAACGCCCAGACAGACAAAACATTCCGCGTGATTTTGGTAGGATAAGACAATGGACAGATACAACCAAATTTTACAGATGGCGCAAGGTTTAGGCCAAGCCAACCCACAAGGAAACCCGTACCAAGGCGGGCTTCTAGGCGGGCAAAACCCAATGCATCAACAGCAAGCGGGCGGGTTGTTTGACCTAACTCCACAACCTGCAATGCAGTTCGGCGCGAGTCCTCAAGGCGGTGGGTTGCAAGACTATTTTGCATCTCTTCAACAGCAAGGGCCACAGACGGACCCCATGGCAGAAGCCAACGCATTGCTTGCCCAACGTCAACAAGACATTCAAGCGGCACTTGCACAAGCTCCAGAACCAGCGGTGGCCGTTGCAGATAAATACGTAGGCCCGACAGAGCAGGAGCTTTGGCAAAGACGATTTAATGAAATGCAACGCGTTAGCCAGCTTCCAGAGAATCAAGGCCCGTAGAAAAGGCTTTAATTGTCCAAACTTTTTGTGTAGTATAACGTAGATAGGAATTTTATATGCCTTTGCCAATCAGACAAGTAGGCCCATTACAAGGACGAGCGCCAAATACAGGCGGCATCACTATGGGTTCGAATAACTTTGCGGCAAGCCCCGGCATGTCTACGCCAATGCAACGCGCGCCAGCTCAACAAGACAACAGCGTCAAAAACGGCATGGCTGGCCTCGATATGCTTAACGAAGCTGGCGCACTGGACCCTTTAAAGGGTTTATTCTCGTCACCAGCTCCCTTTGCCGGATCTAGCATGATGGGACCGGGCGTAGGCACGTTAAGCGCTATGGCTCCTGCTCCTGCATTAGCTCCCTTTGCCGGATCTAGCATGATGGGACCGGGCGTAGGCACGTTAAGCGCTATGGCTCCTGCATTAGCTCCCGTTGCCGGATCTAGCATGATTGGACCGGGCGTAGGCACGTTAAGCGCTATGACTGCTGGAGGGTCTTTGGCTGCTGCTGCGCCTTTGGCTGCTGGAGGGTCTTTGGCTGCTGCTGCCCCAGCATTTCTTGGGATGGGTCCATTAGGTTGGGCAGCTTTGACGGGCGTTGGCCTGTTGACTGCTTTTGGTTAAGATTACAGGAATCCCGTCTGACGAAATAGACCTTTACTGGTCGGAAGCGGAGCCAATACTAAAACGAGCGACGGACAGGGGGAAAGAGTTTTTAACAGTTGACCTATACGAGTATATTTCAAAGGGCAAAATTCAATTGTGGATAGCCTTCGACGAAGAAAAAATAAGGGCCGTTTGCACGACGCAGATTGTAACCTACCCAAGGCTTAAAGTTTGTGCAGTATTATACTTAGCGGGCAGTGGTTACAAAGATTGGATAATGTTCCAAGACTATATTGGGGCATGGGCAAAAGAAAACGGTTGCTCTCACCTTGAAGGATATTTCCGCAAGGGTTGGCTGAGAGTTCTAAAAGATTGGTCCGCAAGTTGGACATTAGCACGTAAGGAATTGTAATCATGGGCGGTTCACCAAAACAACAAGAAATTCCCGACACTCAGACAACTAAGACTGAGCCATGGGATGAACAGAAAGGCTCGTTACAGACCATATTCGGTCTACAAGCTGGCCTGACTGGTGTGCCAACTGACAACTTGCCTCAAGGCCAGCAAGACACGGCTTTGCAAGCGGGCGACTTCTCAAACGCTGCACAGCGTATGCAGTATTTCCCCGGTCAAACTTATGCGCCATTCGCAGGCGAGACTGAGGCCGCACTCCAAGGCCAAGCTGCACGGGGTTATCAAGGCTCACCAGTTAACCAAATGGCGCAAGCTCAGAACGTCGCAACCAATAGCGGACAATTTCTTGACGCGGGCAACCCCTATTTTAGCCAAATGGCAGACCGCGTTACAGAGCAGGTCATGCCGAAAGTTCAAGGACAATTTGCACAATCAGGGCGCACAAACTCAGGTCTTGCATCACGAGCATTAGGTCAGGGCTTGGGTGATTCAATCGGCGCGCTTGGATATCAGAACTATTCAGACGAACGCAAAAACCAAATGAACGCTATGCAGATGGCACCACAGCTTGCGGAAACAGATTATAATGACTTTGCGGCACTTGGTGAGGTTGGCCAAGCGCGTGAGGCCCTTAATCAACAAGGTATCAATGATGCAATCGAACGATTTAACTTTGAACAGACAGAGCCTTTCCAACGCCTTGCGATGTTTAACAACGCGGTTCAAGGCAACATGGGAGGCACGTCTATTGGCACTCAGACTTCAAGCGGTGGTGGTGGGAGTCGCCTCGGCTCAACTATTGGCAGCGGTTTGCTTGGTGCTGGCGCATTAGCGTCATTGGCTTCATAGGAGTATTTAGACATGGGCATTCTCGATGATATATTCTCTTCAAGCAATCCAGCCAAATACAAAGCTGGCTCTTACGCTAATCCGGGGCAACCTTCGCCACAACAGGGCGGCGGTCTCTTAGATTACTTTGATAAGCCTGGCCGTATGCAGACAATCTCAAGCGCTTTAATGGGCGCAGGACAAGGCATGTTGCAAGCGCCACAGAACGGCGGCCGCTTCGGGCAAGCTATGAGTGGACTTGCGGGCATGGCGGGCGGCATGGCACAGAACAAAAAGAAGGTTGAGCAAGAAGCTATGTTCGAGCAATTGGCTGGTGGCGACCCTCTCAAGTTGGCATTTTTAAAATCAAACCCAGAAGTGGGCATGAAAATGATGATGGAACAGAAGTTTGCAAAGCCGACTGCGACATTTAGCACGGTTCAAAACCCATACAAGCAAGGCGGCTATGGTCAGAAAAACTCTCTCACGGGGGAGATAATTAATTACCAAGGCGCACCAAAGGCCGCGAAACAAGGCAACCCGATTGAAGTCTTAGATATTGCTTCAGGCAAGAATGTTATGATTCGGCCAAATAATTTTGATCCGACGAAACACGGGTCTCCAAAAGACGCCGTTAAAGTTGGCAATTACGCTCAACAGGCTAAAGACGCCGGTTTAATGCCAGGCACTCCTGAATTCTACGCCTATGTTAAAGAACTACAAAAGAAAACACCTCTTATTGAGAATAAGTCAGAGACAGCCGCACAAGCAAGATTGTCAGGACGCAGAGGGGCTCTTATGGATAAATACGACGGCATTGCATCAACGCGAGATAAAGCAGCCGCAATGGGCAGGCTTGCAGCGTCTTCCCCGACTGGTTACGGCGCTGAATGGCGGCTCCTAGCGGGGAGGGTAGGCAACGCTATAGGCCTGCCCGTTGATATGAAAGAAATAACAAGTTTAGAGCAATTTAATGTTCTGCAAATGGACTTTGTTATGGACAGAATCGCAGGCACGAAAGGATCTATTTCAGAAAAAGAAATGGACGCATTCAAAGCCGCAGGTCCAAGCCTTGGAAATTCGCGTGAAGGTAACATAATTATTGCTAAAGTCATGGGTGAACAGGCTAGACGCGCTGAAGTCTTATTAGACGCTGAATTAGATGCGCTCGACTCTGGAATGACAGAAAGAGAAGCCCGAAAAGAAGTAGGAAAACTAAGAGCGGAGTTTAGAAAAACAGATTTCCTATCGGCGGAGGAAATGGCGACTATCCTCGGAACTTCGTCCTCTCCGGTTGTTGAATTCGATAAACAGTTAGAAGACGATTTAAATCTTTATGCCCCTATAGGCGCAAAATAATGGCAGATATAGAACGCCTAAAGGCAGGATTTAAGGCTGCACACGCGGCTGGTGACACTGACGCGGCAACGCGCTTTGCCAAGGCTATACGCGCATCTCAAGGGCAGAAGTTTGAAGACCAACCAACGCTAGATCAAAGAGTTGAAGGAACGTTTGGTCTTGAACCTAATATAGAAAGACCTGGTTTCCTGCCAATGCCGTCCTTTAATGAAGGCGACACTATGACAGACTTCACTGCCCCTGCATGGGTGTATGAAGCCGCGCGGGGCGTATCAATGCCTAAACAAGCACTATCTGGTGGTGATATAACAGAAGAGGACATCACGCGCGGCGCATTGGGTGCATTTGCGCCTTTTTCCTCACAGTTAAAGCCAATGCCTAAGCGAACGCCAAACAAACTAACAAGGTCCGATATTAGAGACGCACCAACGACTGATCAATTAAAAGCGGCGGGGAAGGAAAAATATAACGCGGCAAAGAAATCTAACGTTGTCATAAATTCGAATAGTTTTGACAGCATGGTTGACGGTATGGGGCCAAGTTTGAAGTCAGAAGGTTTTGCTGAAGGGCTGCATCCTAAAGCGTCTACCGCGTTAAACGAAATTGCGAAATACAAAGGCAGCGATATAGACGCGCAAGAATTAAGTATTATTCGGCGTCTCGCTAAGTCTGCTAAAAGCAGTTTAGACAAAGACGAGGTTCGCATAGGCGGGAAGATGGTAACATATATAGATGATTACCTTCGTCGCATAGGCGTTGATGATGTTGCGCCAAAAGGCCCTTGGGGCCCACGTTCCAGCGACCCTAAAAAATACATTAATACTCTTAAGGAAGGGGATGCATTATGGACCAAAGCCAACAAGTCAAAGATTATTGACGATATGATAGAAAACGCTTCAAACGCTGCGTCAGGTGAAGAAATGGGATTAAGGAATGCCGCCCGCGCTTTGCTAAAGCAGGACGTTAAAAAGAACATATTTAACAAGACTGAGCGGGACGCTTTGAAGAAAGTTGCACAAGGCACAGCAGGTGTAAATCTACTCAGAACCATTGGCAAGTTTGGCCCAACTTCAGAACAGCAATCTAAGGCTATGATGCCGTACATAGGCGGAGCGGGTGCGTATGCTCTAGGGGGTGTCCCTGGAATGCTAGCCCTTGGCGCTGGAGGTAACCTTGCTGCGCAAGCGGCTAAACAAGGGACAAAACAAGCCGCATCAACAGTTAGAGCGTTAACGTCAGGCGCAAAGCCAAGGGCGTACACCCCATCATCGTTACCATATCAAGGCTTGCTCGGAATGGGCGAAGGTGCCGCAGCTGGCGGAGCAATACCGCCTTATAGAAAAGATAGGAAGAAATAATATGGCAACCTTTTATAACTGGTCAACAACCCCTGCATCAAACGCGTCCGTCGGCAATATCGATTGGGCTGAAGGTATGGCACCGAGCCAAGTCAACAACTCAGCACGTCAAGAGATGGCAGACGTTGCAGCTTGGCGTGACTTTTTCGGCGGGGCTAAAACCACGTCAGGCACAGATACTATAACTTTGACATCCGGCATGACAATCACGGCCTATGCTTCGAACCAATTATTTGTTGCGAAATTAGGCGGTACAAATACCGGCGCAGCAACACTTAATATTGACTCGCTTGGGACTAAGGCCGTCGAAATTAATGGATCTGCAGTAACGGCTGGCGAATTAGTTGCGGGCAAGTTTTATATGTTTGTTTACGACGGCACAGCATTTCAGGCATCTAGGGTTTCAGCGGAATCTGGATTTACCAACCCTATGACGACTCAAGGGGATATGATACGCGGTGGCGGGTCTGGGGCGGCGGAGCGTGTGGCAATTGGTGCAGCTAATACTGTTTTAATATCTGATGCGACGGACGCTGATTGGTCAAAACTACCCATCGCCTCCCTTGCCAACGGCACAGACGGCGAGTTGATAACATGGGACGCTGCTGGCGCTCCTGCGGTGGTTGCAGTTGGCACGTCTGGGCAAATATTAACTTCTGGCGGTGCTGGCGTGGCTCCTACTTTTGCAACCCCTTCTGGTGGTCGAACACTATTAGCTGAGAGTTTGGCGTTCTCTGCACAGTCCGTTATTACATTCGATGGCTACTTCGCCTCAAATGACATGATCGAAATCCATTGTTTCGATATGGTCCCTGCGGCTGCTGGCGACGTTGAGTTGCGGTACGAAGTGAAGGTTGGTGGTGCTTGGGCCACAGCATCATACGCGAGTTACATGGTCAGAGGTCTAACAGCGGTTAGCTCGACTGCTGCCGCGACTGGCGTTTTAGGTTATATGCGAGGGACAAACTCAGCCCATTATATTGAGTTACCTCGCCCAGATCAGACCGTTGATAATAAGACTTTATTCTGTCACGGCGTATTCGATGATACGACTTATGTAAACACAACAGCGACTAGCCAGTACCAAGGCGCGACAGGCGCGGTAACAGGTATCCGCTTTAAGCCGGGGTCGTCTACATTCTCTGGTTCAATTCAAGTATGGGGTTCGTAACATGGCACGTACACAAATCATAATCGCTGCTGGCTCAGACCCAGTAACAGTGAACTTCACAGCGGCAGAAGAAACTGCTCAAGATGCTGTCGATGCAACGTTTGAAGATGGGGCTACTGCTAGGGCAGTGTTCGCAGAGATAGAACGCATTGAGAGTACAATGACCAAGCGCAGAGAGCGTGAGCGTGACACAGGTGACGCAACTGCTGTTGCTTGGTGGTCTGCTGCCGTTGCAGCGATAGACCTTGAGAGGGCCAAGCTCTAATGGAAGCCTTCAACGGCGAAGAGCGCCGGGTATTCGATGAGCATAGCAACGCATACATCACCCGACACCAAGCTATCGCGCTTGCCCAATCATCTGGGATCGCCGCAGCTAAAGAAGTGCTGGAGGGGTTTGGCATCTATGCGTCAACTCCAGAAGCTAAAGCGGAATACCGCAAAGACATGGAGCATGTGCGCAACCAACGCAACGCCTGTGCTTCTGTAAAATCTAAGGGTGTGTTGTGCGCGGTTGGCGTCATCACAACATCGGTACTTGCTATGGTTTGGATGGGATTCTCTGCCTTAATGAAAACTAAACTTGGCTGATGGATATAGTAGCTGACCTCAAGGCAGTTTGGCCGTTCATCATGGCGGTACTGGCTCTGGTCGTCTGGCTGGTCAGGCTGGAGAGTGTATCTAAGCAGAACTCACAGCAGGGCATGGAGAACAAGAAGGCAAGTGACGCAGCCTTTGAGAAGATCGATGCCATCAACGAGGTGCTACCCGTTATACAGAGCAAGATTTCAGTTTTCGGTTCAATGCTAAAGCCAGATAAATTAGCGGAGCATCACAGTTCGACTGCCCGATTTCAAGCTGAGACTGAGAAAGACATCGAGCGTCTGATGGACGCAGCAAAAAAGTCGGGAGATATCTGATGAGGCGTGTAAACGCTCTGTTGATCCTGTTAGTTCTCGCCGGGTGTGCAACTGCACCAGCGCCAAAAGTGTCTATGTGTAACGATGTTAAAGCGGAGTTTATTAATTGGCGGGCCGATTTATTCGCAAAAAACCCAACGGCACAAGAACGCCCGCTCGACGCAAATGAGACTGAGGTTTTTATATCTGCCTATAATGCAACGCCTCCGGTTTCACATTTAAGCGCAGCGCATATAGCGGTTTACCATGTCGAAGGTTTCCCGCAAATGCTTGTCGTTTGGCTTGATGAATCGTCTTGCGTTCAAAATACGTTAATGATTCCTGTCGAACATATGAAGAAATTACTTAAAGGATATCCAGTCTATCCGACCAATCAAAAACAGACATAGGAGAAACAAAATGCCGTTCAAACTAGACCCGAACTTACGTGAATACTCGACTGATTTACAGTGGCTTAAATATGAAGCATTAGCAGAGCATGGCACTCACCTAAAGGCTGCTGAATCGCTTGGCCTTGCTAAGTCCAACATCACAACAGCGATACTCGCGGTTAAAAAGAAAGCCGCAAGTCATGGATATTCTCCAGCCCACGGATGGCAACACCCTGTCCCGGCGGGCTTTCTTGTCAAAGCGACAAGCACATTAAGAGATGCACAGACGGGCGAGGCAAAACTTGTCTGGGAAAAGACTGAGCGC